GGCCTCATGGCCGATCAACACCACAGTCAGATTGCGCTTGTTGCGCAACATGGTGCAGGCCGTAAGAAATTGGCGCCAGAAGTCGTCAGCCTCGACATAGCCTCGGCCAAAGCCTGGCTTCTCGATGTTGCTCCACTTCTCGCGCTCGCAAACTGCGTCCCAAACCAAAGGCTCAAGGCGCGTCACGCTGTCGATAACGACTGTCTTGTAGTCATGCTCCTCATTGTAGAGGGCGCGCATAACGTCCATCAGATTGCTGAACCTGGTGAACAAGTCGGGGAAGGTGTCAACAGACAGAGACCCGGCACCTTGTTCTGTTTGCAAAAACAATGGCTTTGGAAATTCAGACGCGAATGTCGTCTTTCCAACGCCGCCAGGCCCGTAAATCGCAATGATAGGCGCTTGAATTTTGCTCTTGGTTACTTGTTGAAGGATACTCATAAACCCTGCCCTTGCTTGAATTTTCCGAAACCAGCGATCAGAAGGGCTTCAGCAAGATCATGGCTGTTCTTGCGCTTGAGAGCCCCTGCAATGTCTGGAAATTTTTTCTGAGCGAGGACGCGGCATTCGTCCTTATCCTTGCCCAGTCCCCAATGTTCTTTCCACGTTCGCGGAAGAACCTGGTTTGGCTCAACGCCAAGCGTGCTGATGCACGCCATGATCTGCCCGAGACCGAAGCCAAATCTGAACGTAGAAACGCTTCCCTGCCGCGGCATGGGACCAACCTTCTCGATCCAGATTGAAACGTCTGGTTTGTCTAATAACGTGAACAAAGCACGAACGTCAATGCCTTTATCGGGAACAATCGGTAGTTTGTGGACACCATAGGTTCCATCTGGCGCAATAAGTGCGACCCCGCCCTTGCGGAATCCTGGATCAATTCCAGCGACCCAGCCCATCACTTCACCTCAATGAATGAAATGGGCGCACCCTCCTTTTCAAACGGTGCCAGATCGACACCGGATGCAATCAGAGCATCTTTGTCCAAGGTCTTTCGCCCTTTGCGCTTGGCAATGCGAACGGTGCAGTCAGGCAGATCGACCTTATCAACGGCATGCTCTTGCAGTGTTCGACGAATGGCATCGTCAATCTCTTTGCGCGCCTGGTCGGCATCCTTCGATGCGCGAGCCAATTCAACGCGGTCTTTGACCATGCCTTCCAAGGCTTTCAATGCGTTCTCGCTGAAGTCAGGCTGGGTGACGTCAAACACGTCTGCATCGTAGGACCAGCAGTCCTTACGTGCCGGGCAATAAGAGCAGTCCCCGAAAGACCGCCCCTCGGCAGGTAGATCGGTCCATGTCTGGGCATCAAAAATCAAACCCGTGCGATCCTTGATCGACTGATACAGATCAGGGTCAAAGGAAACAAAGAACAATCCAATGTCGCTGAGCTGGCTCGGGTTGATATAAATGATGATTGCGCCGTCCGCGCGCTGGCCGAGGTCTCGGGCAATGCCCATGTTTGACACCACTTGCCAATAGTGCGCTCGCAAAGGGCGTTCGGGAATCACTGGGCGGCTTTTGCACTCTAGGACGTATCGCTGGCCTTCGTGAATGATCCACCCGTCAGGCGTGCCGCTGAGCTGTCCGTCGGGATGAATCAACGTCACCTGCTCTTGACCGACTGCCGACACGTCAAGACCTGCCGTCTGCAACGCTGGTGCAAACCAAGCGTCCTCGATCACGTCACCACGCTTCACAAATCCGTAATCTGTGGGCCGGTGCAATTCTTCCCCGACCAGTTTTTTATGCGCGACCAGCCGTAGGCATTTCCCAACCTCCGACGCGCCTACTGTTTTTGAGCGATCATGCGCCCAGTCTTTTTCGCGGCTCCCGTAGGCGTGGAGCGCCGACTCAATGCTTGAAAGAACAAGGCCTTGCTTGCTCTCCATATCTAAATTTGGCATATGATGATGTTGGTCCTTTTGGGCCTTTGGTGATGGCGTTGGTCGCCGTTACTTTAGTGTGAAACTCGGCGGGTCTAAGTGCCCGCCTTTTTTTTTGGCTATCACAAGCCATACCATTCGTCAACCTGGTCACATGTTGTTTTGTAGTGCACGGTTGACATTTTTTACAACCAAACCTAGATTCACAAGAGAACAGAAGGAACCATTCCACATGCCAAACATAATCCAACCAATGTCACCAACAGCAGAAAACGCCAACAGTCTCGGAGACTTAATTAAGATGGGGCTCGCTAAGCAAGGCCTCTCTCAACGAGCGTTAGCAGAGCAAATCGGCCTTTCACAACAGACAATAAGCGCATGGATCGGCGGTCGCTTCTCGCCGAGCGCAGAGCAACAATCATCACTAGCGTTGATACTGGATATTCCGCTTGAAGAATTTCAATCATTCAAAAAATCAAGCAGCGGGCCGCTGAAATTCAGCGTTACGCCAGAGGGCGTGTTGTGGCGCGTTGCGATGGATAATGCCGTCGATCTTGAGTGCATGACTGCAATGGTCAAGGCCTACGACGAATTTCAAAAGAGGGTCAAAAATGGCTAGACGGCTAGACTGGAACAGCGTGCGCTTGGTTAAGGCCAAGCGCTCCAACAAGTGGGTGGCTGAGTTCCACCAGGACGGCAAACGCAAACAGCTTTCCACTGGCTTTGAAGATCGAAGCTGGGCCGAGAGATGGGTCGAGTCTGAGATTTTCAAAGGCCAGCCTGAGCTTACCGTCGGCGAATGTCTCAGCCGATACGAAGAAGATGTTGTCCTGCAATCCAACACCGAACAAAGCGGCTGGCCATCGACCAAGCAAACTCTTCTCGACCACTTTGACGAAGCTCGGCCAGTGTCTATGCTGAAGGCAACAGACTACACCCAGTACGTCAAATATTGTGCGCAAGGTCGCTACTCTCGGCGGCCGCTGGCCAAGTCAACGATTGCGCTGCGGTTGCGGCTGCTCAAAGCAGCGGTCAACCATTCTCTGAAGATGGGCTATCTGGAACCAGGTAGCGCGCCCTCGCCTGTCATCATGCCCGACTATCAGCACAAAGAGAAGCGGACCATTACGATAAAGGAATGGAGGCGCTTGGTCGAAATTGCTCAGGAGCAAGAGCGACGTGATATTGAGGCCTACTTGGTGATCGTCGGGAACACGGGAGCCAGAGCCAAGGTCATACTTGATCTGGAATGGCGCCAGGTGAACATGCAGACCAAGGTCATCAACTTCCAGAAACCAGAGCGCCCAAAGACCAAGAAAAAGAACGCCTCTGCCCCCATGAGCAATGGCCTGTTCGAGTTTTTAAAAACCCGTGCCGGGCGAAATCCGCATGATCTGGTTGTTCAGCCCAACTTGCAAATCCCGATGCTCAACAAATGGCTGGAAAAGCATGCGCCAGCAGAAACAACATCACATGTCCTGAGACACAGCTACATCACTTGGCAGTGCATGGCCGGCACACCGATCTATCTAATCTCACAGATCACAGGCAACAGCGTAAAGATGATTGAGACGGTCTACGCGCATTTCAATCCTGAAGATAGCGCAGCGCGACAGGCAGCAAACGCCTTGGCGGCAGAATAGCTGTTGCTGCAAATCGTCACAAATATTTCACTACTATACCAACGCTATTGACTGTAGCAGTCTGATTTTGCAGAGAAAAATATACAGTTTTGTTGTAATAAAACTTGTAGTTTTTTTCTAGTCAATAGCGGTTATGACAGATAACGAAAAAATATTTGTGAATCACCACATGTAATTTTTGTTTCTTGTCAGTTATTACCACCATTTACTACTTGTGAATAGTTGGTAATGTTGGTGTGGATATCTGCTAAATTTGTGACGATTTGCAAAATTCGTGACGGTCTGTGACGGTCGTCACGAGCAGATTTCGTCGTAGATTTTGTTGTGAGCAAGCACCTGGCGAAGCGTTTCGTCGGTGTCTTTGGACGAGGCAATTATGCGATTGAACGCCAGGCAGACGCTTGGCTCAGTCGCGTAGTTCGCCTCGTTCCTGCAATTCAGCCCGCAGCTCGTCAGGAGTAGCAGCGCGCAAAGAATCACGTATGCGCTTAGCCTTAGCAGCGTCATTGAGGGCGGCCCTTTGTTGCTGATTGCGGACGGCATAGACGCCAAGAGCGAATGCCCCCAGCGCCTTGCCAACAAAGCCAATCAGATCGACGATCTTGCCAATGAGGGCAACCATCAGCCAATCCGCTTGCTTGCCTTCACGCGGCCGTAAATGGCGCTCAGGCCAGCCACGCTCACGATGATCTGATAGGCCAGGTCAACGAGTTGCTGTTGGTCGGCGTCTGTCATGCTGAAGCCAAATGCGTTTGCCGCGGTCGCCAGGATAATGACGCCGCCGCTAAGAATTGTGGTGGACTCCCACCAAGCTTTTTTGTCGTTCATCTTAAACCTCTCGGATGCTCAGAAGTTGGTCTTTTGGGTATGAAGAAATGGTCACGCGGTCGCCCTGGTTCCCCCCCAGCACGAGGAGTCTGTCGCCATCCTCGCCGACGAAGAACCCGACGTGTCCTTGCCAGGGCTTGTCGCCTCGTCGGAATACAGCAATGTCGCCGGGCTCTGCGTTCTCTAGTTCGATGGACTGTCCCCAGTTCTCGAACGAACGAGCAGCCGCAGACCGAGTGCTTTTGATCCCGCAAGTCTCTAAGACCCAGCACACAAAAGAGGCACACCAGGGCGTCTCATCGTCCGTCGCCCGAAGGGTCGTTGCCTGGTGATAGCCAACGATCCGAGGATTGTTTTGGGCACCCTTGATTTCGCGCGTGCCGATCTCGTTTAGGGCCAGAGCAAAGTGGTCTCTGATTGCCATTAAAGAAGCCTTTGAAACAGCGCCCTCAAACGGTTCTCTGCGTCAGGGGCGGATTGCGGGATCTGCGCCGCGTCAAGGAACATTGCTTGGTTGCGCGCCTGCTGTTCAGGAGGAAGCTGAACGATCATGCGCATGACGGCGGCAAGTCCTTGCGGCCCAGGAGTGGAAATTTTACCACCCGCGCCAGTGTAACCAGGTTGTGACTTCATGTCTAGCTAGTCTCCTTTTAGCAGGTCGGCGTAAGTGCGAGGCTTGTTTGAAGACTTTTCAGACGACTTTGCATTCCTGGTCCCATACATATGTGCTGGGTCAAGCCCCCTGATATTCACCGCAGCCCAATTGCGCGTCCCGGTTCTTGAAACGACGAAGTTAGAGCCTGTTGTCAGCGTGCGCAGCGCAACAGACGCGGCATTGTTTGGCAACGGAATGCCTGTTGTCGCTTGCATTGCCGCAATCAGTCCAACTTGATAACCCATGCGCCACGAATTGTAGTCAGCTCGGAAATACTTGTGCTCAGACGTGTCTGTGTTGGGGCTGTTTCCAAAAGGGTCGGTACGCCGTTTAATAAATGGCGCCATGACAAAACTTACCGATGGAGGCAGCAAACCACGTGCAGGATCTTCTTTATAGCGGGCTTGGGTCCACATCTCGAAAGCTTTCGTGCCAAGGGGCGAAAGAATGTCCGAATACGAGATCAGCTCATAAAGAAAGTCTCTGCGCTTTTGATTGTCATCATAGGCCTCATTGCCCTTCTTACCCTTGTTCATTTCACCTTTGATGCCAGGAAAGAAGCTTCCAAAATATTCGAGCCAATCCTCGTCACTCATCTTTGCCAGGGCTTGCAGCTTCTCTTCATCGCCAGTCGCCAACGCATACATCAATCGCTGAAGAACAATGCCAAACATGAAGAACCCGACCAAGCGGGTAGCGAACATGGCTGTTGCGATAACCTGTTTTGAGGCGCCCTGGCCCTCAAGCTGCTGGGCTCTTTTGAACGCGACCTTCTCAACGCGCGAATTGAATGCGTGTGAATAGGACATTAGCGACCACATCAACCGACCGGGCGACGACTTGCTGGCATAGACAGGCTTGTCAAGGCGCCCTGGCTCTAAGAAGTGGTTGTTCACATACTTGAACATGGCGTCGGTGATCTGGTCAAAATACTTGCTGTTCTCAAGCTGCTCAGGCGTTGGCTTGAACCCCATAGACAGCAGCTCCTTCGACACCTGCTCCCAATCGTCTGTGATCCCAAAGTCTTTCAGCTCTTGCTTGTAGACATCTCTTAGCTTGTCGCCTTTTTTGGCAAACCTGTAGAGGCGCCGGTAGGCATGCAGCGCGCCAATACGCTGCATCAGCATCATGTGTCCTGTCATGCCGATAAAGCGGTAAGAGACTTGAGAGAACCTAGAGAGCGGGCCGTTATGGTTCTTGGCCGCGTCAACGTCCATGCCAGCCCTTGCGTGGTGCAGCATCGACATTTGAAGGTCGGAGCCAATTCCTGCCAAAGCGGCAATTTCATTTGAATAATCAACAAAGTTTGTGGAGCGCTTGCCGACTAGCTTCGATGCATGGTTCAATAGAACGCGCGCTTGTTGAGCCATGTGCGTAATGTAACCAGCAAAGTCGCCTTCAGCAAAGATCATGGTGGCGGGCTCTGTGAACTGCATGATAACCGCCTTAGGGAGCATCACCGCCGTGACAATGTTACTCGCGTTTTCAACGATTGGATTGTATTCGGCCAGGTCGAGGCCAGACGCGTAGCGCAGCAATTCAGCTCCAAGCGCTCGGTCTTTAGCCGTCGTGACATCGTTGATTTCGCTAAGGCCTTTAGCAATCAATTGCTCAAGGTTTTGCCTTGGCTGAAGCACATCACCGCTTTTTGAGACCCCTGGCCCAACAGAAGCATACCAAGCTGTGATATCCGCAGCATTTGCAGCGTATGCGCGCGCCAAGGTCGAGACGTTTTGCACGCGATATTTGGCTGTGTTCTTGCGAGCTGTCGGTAGCTGCGAGCGTGACTTGGTGTGCGCCTCGTGTGAAGTTGTCCCTCCGCTGCCAGCTTCGTTTATGATGGCTTTGATCCAACGGTCTGCGCGATCCTCAGCAATGGTCTGGATAACGTCATCCGTCAAATCTTCTGGTTCTTTGACCTTGTTGCGACGGGCTTCTTCGTTGGTCAAAATGCCATTCGCACCAGTTACCTTTTGTCCGTTGTCCAAGCGCTGGCTGATATCGTCGGCATAATCTTGGGTCGCCGCTTCGACAAAGCCGTCCTTGTCTTTGGCAATCAAATCGGCGTCATAAACGCCATAAATGTAAGACGAAGTGGCCATGATATTTGGGCCGATTTGGGCGTTAGTTGCTCGATTGACGACGTAGTTTTGTTTGGCAAGCATGCTGTCAAACAGGTCACGCAAAACGCCGACCTTCTTCTTGACGACGCTGCGCATCTCCCCCGGCACGGTGGTGAAATTAAAGTTGGGATCGTCCAGCGCAGCGTAAACGTAGCGCTCCTCTTTCTTGGTCGGAGCTGCTTTCTTCAAAGCCTGCTCCACCATGTTTGCGTACTGACCGCCGTACTTCTTCTTGGCCTCATGCAACACAAGCTGCTGCACGCGCCCGCTGCCAGGCGCATCAACAATGCTGTCGATCACACGACGCAAAGTCTTGCTGGAGCTGCCAAGTCGGCGCAGGGCAAGCAAGCGACCGCGCAGGTCCGCGTTCATAACTGCCGCCTTTTTTGCTGCGCCAGTTAGTCCGGCAATATCTGTTTCGCCAAACGCCCTGTCTCGATCCACCTTCTGCTGGGCTGTCAAACGCTTGCGCAGCTTGATTGTTTCTTCACGTCGAATGTTCTTCGACTGATCGGCTTCTTCTTCGATTTGCTTGGCGGGGTCAAAAAACAGCGGTGTAGGTAGGTCGGGCAATTCGTTCTGAATGTCCCTCGTTGTTGTCGTCTCTCTTGGCAACGCCTTCTGCGAGCCGCGAGCCTCAACAATGTTTTCGCCAATGATTTCACCGAACACACGTCTAAAGGCATCGCTGATTGCAGCCAGGTCTTTGAAGGATGGATAGGCTTGGGCAATGTTCTCTTGAGCGTCGAGGTTGATTAGACCCTCAGGAACCACAGACGACAAGCCGCTCAAGCCAGAGCGAATTTGCACCCAGTTCGCCAAAGTCGCTTCAAACGCCCGAGCGGTCATTTCGGCAATTCGACCGGTGTAATCCATGTCAGACTTGGAGAGCTTGCCAATATCCGTATTCATGGCTGCATGAAGCTTGTTGATCTGGTCCTTTAGGGCCTTCCGCTTCTTCTTAACGCC